ATTGGCTCCACTGGGGCTACGGGAGTTGCTGGTGGTCAAGGTTCGACTGGAGCGACAGGTGCGACTGGTGTTATTGGCGCGACTGGAGTTGTCGGTTCTACGGGAGCTACTGGAGTTTTGGGTTCAACCGGCGCAACCGGCGCAACTGGAGTAGTTGGATCAACTGGATCAACTGGAGTCGTTGGAAGCACTGGAGTCGTTGGAAGCACTGGGATTGATGGGGCCACAGGGGCCACTGGAGTTGTTGGATCGACTGGAGCCACTGGCGCAACAGGAATTGGAACCACAGGGGCCACCGGCAGTACTGGAGCAACTGGTGTTGGCACTGCTGGAGCCACAGGAGCCACAGGCCCAGCTATTGCAACGCCTGTTTCGGTTGACCAGGGTGGGACTGCTGCAACTGATGCAGGGACTGCGCTGTTTAATCTGGGTTGCCCAGCGCATTATTGCATAGTCCGTGCATCCGCGTCGCAAACGCCAAATCTTTTGCCTTTTGCATATTTTGCGACTTGGACAACAAGTTCAACAACAGTAACACTAACGTCTGGAAATACTTCGGCCCTTGCTATTGGCATGACGCTTTCGCCAACGGCATTGAGAACTTTTGCAATCGCGAGCATCGTTGATTCCGTAACTTTTACGATTTCCGGAATCCCCACACTTGCGGGGACAGCAGCATCGTTGCCAATTTTCACCACGACAAACAGCACGTTTACATACCCGACTGGAGCGCAAACCGCCCTTGAAGGCAGGACTATAGTTGTTGGCGATGTTGTTCTTTTTTCGGGTCAAACCCAAATAACGACAATGGGGCCTTGGGTTTGCACGGTGCAAGGCGCGTTGGGAGTCTCGCAGGTAATGACGCGTCCAAGTTGGTTTACAGCAACAGGTTACCCAATTGCCTGCACACTGCAACGCGGAAACGTAAGTGCGGGTCAAACGTATTCCGTGTACCAAGTCACACCGGCTGACTCAGATTTAGCTATTGGCCAAGTATCTCTAGCTGTGTCGCTTGTTGCGGCACGCGGGGCTGTTGCAGTTCTGGGGGGAAATACCTTCTCCGGCAAAAACACCTTCCAAGCTGGATCGTTAGGATCTGGCGCAGTACCTTTTGCGTTTCAGGCTGGTGTATTGATGACTACGCCGCAGGCGCATAGCGTCGAGTGGGACGGCCTGCTTGAGTACACAACGGCATTGATGACCTTTGCCGGAACGTGGGGAACAGGCAGCACTACAATCACGCTCACAACCGGCACAACGTCTGGTCTTGTAGTTGGAGCAGCGATTGCTTCTGGTATTACTGGAGCGGCTCAGTTGTTTGTTACGGCAATCACAGGCCGGCTGACATTCACCGTGGGAGCTAATCCAACCAACACAGGTTCAAGCACTGCATTTACAATCGCAAACAGAGACAGTATTGTGACCACAAACTCTTTCGGAACCTACTAACACTATGTCTGTACCATTTAATCCAACGAGGAACGCAACGGCAGGTTCTACTGCCGCTCCTACTACGTCTAACCTGACCACGACCGGGCAGTGCGCCATCAACGCCTATACCGGGACGTACTACATGCGGAAAGAGGACGCTACGATCAGCGACATCGTGGGTGATCGCCTGAGTGGGTTCCGCAACCGGCTGATCAATGGGAATATGGCAATCGACCAGCGGAACGCTGGGGCGAGTGTGACGCCCGCAGATGGAGCATATACAGTAGATAGGTGGGCTGCTGGTTTAACTCAGGCTTCAAAATTTTCAATTCAACAGAATGCAGGTGCCATTTCTGGGCCAATTGGGCTTCCTAATTATTTAGGAGCAACATCATTAAGTGCTTACACAGTGCTTGCTGGTGATACTTTTAGAATTACTCAAGCGATTGAGGGTGTTAATTTTGCGGACTTTGGATGGGGATCTGCTAGTGCATCTCCAGTTACATTGTCGTTTTGGGTTCGCTCGTCGAGTTTGACTGGAACTTTTGGTGGATCTCTAAGAAACTCTGCGTCAAATCGTAGTTATCCATTTACATATACAATTACCGCCGCAAGTACTTGGGAGCAAAAGACTGTTGTAATTGCGGGAGACACAAGTGGTACTTGGGTTGGAGCAACAAATGGAATTGGCGTGAGTTTAGCCTTCAGCCTTGGTTCTGGCGCTACATTTAGCGGAACTGCTGGGGCATGGGCCGCTGCAAACTATATTTCTGCAACTGGAGCAGTCTCACTTGTTGGCACCAACGCCGCTACGCTCTATGTCACCGGCGTCCAGCTTGAGAAGGGCCTAGTGCCTACTCCGTTCGAGGTGCGCTCTTACGGCACGGAGTTGGCGCTGTGCCAGAGGTATTTTTGTGCTCTAAACCCAACATCAACACTGGCTCTTGCGTTGAGCACAACGACTGCACGCGTGGGATTGCAGCCACAGTCAAAAATGCGAACAACTCCAACTTTCAGCAAAATTGGAAATTTAGTAAGACTTGTTGGAGTTGCAACTGATTCAACTCAGTCTGCTGAGAGTTTTACTGATGCAAGCAGTAGTGCGTCATTGGCTATTGTTCAATTGGGAAACTTTTCTGGATTAGTAGCTGGATCTGTTTATGTTGTAGCTGATCAAGCAGCACAAATTGGATTAAATTCTGAACTGTAATATGTATAAACTAAACCTTCTTTTGCCAGAAAACAAAGTTACATCTGTGACCAGAATTTCTGATGGAGCCTGCATTCCATTCGACCCAGCCAATACAGACTACCAAGCCTACCTAGCGTGGCTGGCAGAAGGAAACACACCGTTGCCTGCTAACGAGTAGTTTTCGCTTGCAGGTATAACCTGTCCGAATAGCTTGTCGGCAATGACACAAATCCATTGCCTAGCCGTGCCACATACCATCAGCAATGATGACTATGTGGCTTGTGCTTTTACTCAGAAAGTCCGCAAGTTCTTGACGATGTTCAAGGACTCGACCAAGTACCGCACGGTCCACTACGGCCACCCTGAGTCAGTCACCGACGCGCATGAACACGTCGATGTGACTGACAACAAGACGCTTGTTGCTGCGTATGGGGAGTACGACTGGAAAAAGAACCTGTTTAAGCATGGGATCACGGATCTGGCTCATACCGTGTTTAACGAGAGAGCTGCCAAGGAAATCAAGGCTAGGAAGAAGAAGGGCGATCTTGTGCTTTGCTTTTGGGGAGGCACACAAGCAGCGGCAGAATCAGCCAACGAATCAGATCTTATCGTTGTTGAGCCTGGGATAGGCTCAGGCGGGGCTTTCGCTCAGTTCCGGTGCTACGAGTCGTATCCGCTGAAAGCGGCTTTTGTGGGCACGCAGGGCGTCTCTTACTGCGATCCAAAGTGGTACTGGAGAGTGGTCCCGAATTACTTTAATCTGAACGATTTTAGTCCAGATGAAGACCGGGAAGAGTTTGCTCTCTACATCGGCAGGATCGGCAGAAACAAGGGACTGGATATCGCGATTGATGCCTGCTCCAGAATGGGAGTTAAGCTCAAAGTATGCGGTCAAGGCAGCTCCACTGATGTTGGCTATGATGAATGGCCCAGCCATGTGGAGTATTTGGGATACGCTGACATCGCTACTCGAAAGCAACTTATGGGCACGGCCAAGTTTGGCTTTCTCCTCTCGACGTACTGGGAGCCATTCGGGGGCACGGCAGTTGAGATGATGCTCTCCGGGTGCGTGCCGATCTGTTCTGATGCCGGTGCGATGACCGAGTATATTGTGGATGGCGTGAACGGATTTCGCTGCAACACGATGGGCGACATCCTCAGAGCCATCAGACTAGTACCAACTATTCGGCGCGACCGAATGGTTCGGTTTGCCCAAGATAACTTCTCACTTGATGCCGTGCGGCCCAAGTTTGAGCGTGCCTTTGATGACTTCTCTGATGTCTTTAACGCCGGCGGTTGGTATGAAGACCACAATAGAGAATTGTCAGGCGTTGGACTCGAATACAAAGCATTGTACCTATGAGAATTATTGATGTTGGCTGCGGCCCCGGAATCTATGTGAAAGCCCTGCGGGAGGCTGGAGTAGATGCAGATGGAGTCGATCTGGACCCAGCGTGTCCATACGACATCATGGATGTATTTTCTGACGAGTTTGAGGCCAAATACAAAGGCTATGACTTAGCCATGTGTCTTGAGGTCGCAGAGCACTTGCCAGAGTCAAAGGCTGGCGACCTTGTCAAAAGGCTTACTGCGCTTGCTCCTACGGTCTTGTTTTCTGCCGCTGTGCCCAATCAAGGCGGACACGGCCACATAAACTGCCAGCCAAAGGAGTACTGGATCGGCAAATTTGCGGAACTTAATTACGTTGTGGATTCGGTATCGACTCTCAAGCTTCTGGATTTCATTACGTCTGGATACCACATGGGGTGGTTTAGAAATAATGCCGTAGTTTTCAAGCAATATGGAGCAACCTGCTATGCCAGCATCATCGAAGAGGAAACACCACAGGCGGTAAGGCTTGCTGAGTACCTGTCCCAAAATAAGCTTTAAGCAGCTTGATTGATAGCTACCGTTCGTGTATTTACACACTAGAAATGCAGGTATCAGTTCCAATCCTGAACGGGATCTACACGGACAATGCCTCGGACTTCCGCGTGGAGTATCCGAGGAACCTGATTCCTGTGCTTCAGGGTAGCGGAATTTCCAATGGGTACTTCAGGCCCGCCGACGGTATCGTTGCCGCTGGCAGCGGACCTGGGGTAGACCGTGGAGGAATCGAATGGAACGGTGTCCACTACCGAGTGATGGGGACAAAGCTTGTCTCCATATCGGCCTCAAACGTAGTGACTGTACTGGGCACCCTTGGCGGCTCTGGACAGGTAACAATGGATTACTCGTTCGATTATCTCGCAATTGCTTCGAGTGATCAGCTCTGGCTCTACAAGCCAGGCGAAGGTTTGAATCAGAACGTGGATCCGGATCTCGGTAATGTCATCGATATGGCTTGGGTCGATGGCTACTTTATGACGACCGACGGTCAGTATCTGATCGTCACCGAACTGGGTGATCCATTCTCCGTGAACCCGCTCAAGTATGGGTCCTCGGAAGCAGACCCGGATCCGATTGTGGCGCTCCTGAAGGTTCGGAACGAGATCTACGCACTCAACCGACACACCATTGAAGCGTTCCAAAACGTAGGTGGCGCTCTGTTCCCATTCCAGCGCATTGAAGGCGCTCAGGTGCAACGCGGAGCCATCGGCACGAATGCCTGCTGCCTCTTCATGGAGTCCATTGCATTTGTTGGCGGTGGTCGTAATGAAGCGCCGGCAGTGTGGTTTGTCACCGGCGGGAACTCCGAGAAGATCTCCACCCGCGAAGTTGATCAGATTCTTGAAACGTACAGCGAATCAGTGCTGTCGCAGACTCTTCTTGAGGCAAAGGTCGATAAGGGCTACCGCCATCTGTACATTCACTTACCGGATCGCACACTTGTCTTTGATGGAGCTGCCACTGCTCTCTCAAAGGAGCCAGTGTGGTTTGTGCTTTCAAGCGGTACGGCTGAAGCTTTCACTCAGTACAGAGCCAAGAACATGGTATGGGTGGGTGACAAGTGGTATGTCGGTGACCCCCAAAGTTCAAACTTTGGATATTTTACTGATCAAATCTCCAGTCATTGGAACCAGATAGTACGCTGGGGATTTGGGACAACCATTTTGTACGCTCAGAACAAAGGGGGCATCTTTTACGATCTGGAGTTAGTTCCAATCTCTGGGAACGCCACATTTGGTGCAGACCCAAGCATCTGGCTCTCGTACACCGAGGACGGTCAGACTTGGAGTCAGGAGCGCGTTGCTAGTGCTGGTAAAACTGGCAACAGAGCAAAACGCATTGTCTGGTTCCAACAAGGCCGCATGAGACAGTGGAGAGGCTACCGGTTCCGTGGCACCAGTGATGCGCACATTTCTTTTGCGCGGCTAGACGCGAATATTGAGCCACTGAGCGTGTGATATGGCTGACGGCCCATACAAGATCACACGCGCCGAGCTGGCCCAGTTTCTGCCTTCTCCTCGGGCGATCCGGGCTTTTGAGCAGCTCTTTGATATTGTCCCTGGTGACATCAATATCATTAACGCCGAAATTGTGGCGCTTGGAATAGCCGTCACTGCTGTTGATGTAAAAGCCACAACGGCAATTGGAAAGGCCGACGCTGCGCAGTCTAGCGCAAATGCCGCGCAGTCCACAGCAACTGAAGCTTTGACCAAGGTCAATCAGCTTTTGGAAAATATAGACTTTGGAACCTACTGAGGGTAGGATTGATGCAATGGATTGTGAACTCACAGCGCCAGTAAACGATCAAATCGAGGCCGTTGAACAGAAGTTACTTCAACTGCCTCAGATTGATTGCCCGCTTGTGCACAGATTTGCACCATCTGTTTATATGCGCGAAGTCACAATGCCAGTTGGTTCATTTGTGATTGGACATGAGCATAATACAGAGCATTTTAATGTTGTTTTAACAGGAAAAGCCAGAGTGATGATAGACGGAATGGTTGAAGATATTGTTGCTCCATGTGTGTTTGTATCCAAGCCATCTGTTAGAAAGATTCTATTTATTGTCGAAGAGATGAAATGGGCAACAGTTCATCCAACTGAAGAGACAAATCTTGAAGTGCTTGATTCGGTATTAATTACAAAAAGTAATGCCTTTGTTGCTCACGCTGAGGTGAAGGCAATGGAGGACAGTTTTAATCCAGAAAAAGGAGGTTTATTATGGCTTGGGTAGCAGTAGCTATTGGAACTGCGGCAGTAATTGGAGCGGGTGCATCGTATGTTGCATCCAGTAATGCTGCGGATGCTGCACAAGAAGCAGCGCAGACTCAGGCAACTGCTCAAGAAAAGGCAACAGCGGCTCAAACAGCGGCTCAAGACCAAGCGATCACAGAGCAGCGTCGGCAGTTTGATAAAATACAAGAGCTGCTTTCTCCGTATACACAAGCTGGTCCAGGTGCGCTTCAAGGAATGCAGGGGCTTGCCGGACTACGCGGTGCTGGAGAGCAGCAGGCATCAATTGACCAGATTAAGCAGTCTGCTCAGTACCAAGAGTTGGCCCGGCAGGGAGAACAAGGGATCCTTCAGAATGCTTCTGCCACTGGTGGTCTTCGAGGAGGAAATGTACAGGCTGCACTAGCTCAATTTCGGCCTTCGCTTCTAAACCAACTTATTGAAAGTCAATATAGCAAACTGGCTGGATTGACTTCACTAGGACAAGCATCAGCGGCTGGCACAGCGGCGGCTGGGCAGCAGTCAGCCACAAACATTGGCAATCTTTATTCGGCACAAGGTGCTACACAGGCCGCTGGATACACAGGAATCGGCCAAGCTCAAGCCGGGGGTATCATTGGAGCTGCAAACGCTCAAGCGCAAGGCACGGCTTCAATGATAGGAGGAATTAACTCAGGTATTCAGGGATACGCGATGTTAAATGCCGCAAATGCTCCAAGCATGAATTCTGGAATCGGAACAGGTGGGTTTGCAGGAACCTATGGGCAGGCTCAGGCCATGTACGGAGGCGCTCCGCTTGGTTATCAAACTCCAATGGGACCCGGGGCTCCTGGTGGATATTACAAAGCTCAATAACTTTTATGCCTGCACCATACGACTACACGGTAAATATCCCTCAGCCTCCGGCGCAGAACTTCTTGCAGAGTCTGCTCGGGATTCAGCAGCTCAAGGGGCTTCAGCAGCAGAGCCAGCTTGCCGAGCAGCAGGCTGGAATCCAAGCGCAGCAGGCGCAGTTCGCGCAGCAGATGCAGCCGCTTCAGCTTCAAACAGAGCAGGCGCGACTTGAGCAGATTGGGCAGTCTACAGCAACAGGAGCAGAGGCACTGCGTCAGGGTAAAATTACGTTTGAGCAAACACAGCAGGATCGTGTCCGCCAAATGGAGCAGCAAGCTGTTGCACAAGCGCAGCAGCAACAGCTTTTTGGAAAGCTGAATGCTTTGGGGGCAAATGCTTCAATGTCTGAAATTGTTCCAATCGCTAATCAGCTTCTTTTGCTTCCAGGTGGGCCTGCTATCTCTAAACAGGCAATGGAAAACTTTAGTGCACTTCCTGAAGAATTTCAAAAGCTCTCAAAGATGACATTGGTAACGGCAACAGGGCAACTTGACGCTGGGGATATTGAAGGCGCAAAAACGACATATAACACTTTTGAAAAAGCTGTCAGAAATTCTGCTGGAAATAACCCAAGGTTAACACAATTGGCAGATGGCATAAAAGCTCAAAAAATGATTTTGGAACTTCCTGACAACAGGGGAGTTAATGTCGGAAAGCTTACTGCTGCTCAAGCGCTTGGAGTCATTGATCCGACTGCCCTAAACGCGATCACTGCTGCCAGAAAGCAAGAAGCAGAAACTCCAATGAGGGCAGCGGAATTAGAGGGCAAGCAATTAGAAAATAGGTTAGCAGAACAAAAGCTTGCTGGGGGTTTAGATCCACAGGAAAAAGCTAAAGCTGAAGCAGCAGAGCGCGCTCACATTGAGTCGCAGCCATTTGTACGCGGATACCTGACGAAGCGAGAAGCTTTTGACATGATTAAAACCGCAGATCCAACTGCGTCTGGCGATGAGTCTATTTTGACCCAGTTTGTCAAAATGGGTGATCCGGGGTCCGTTGTGAGTGTTACAGAAAAAGGTGGCACAAAAAATGTCACTGTTGGTGATTATATTGCGTCTCTTCAGGCAAAGCTAACAAACGAGGGATCACTTGGTCCAGCAAAGCGAAAAGAGCTTAAGGACCAAGCATTTCAGATGCTAAAGACATCCGAAAAAGCCTACAAAGAATACACAGGAAATCTTGAACCTGTGTATAGAGAACGAGGACTTAATTCTAAAAACATCTTTGTGCTTCCGAGTAGCGAGCAGCTTCGTGAGGATGCAAAGAAACAAACTGCCGGTCCTGCCGGAGCGCCTGGGGTTTCAATTAACGTAGGAACATCGCCGGTTGCCCCCAGTTACACTCCACCCACTGGGGTAACAATTAAGAGCGTACGCTAATATGCCTGAATTTACTCTAGACGTTTACGGCAAAGAGTACGTTATTGACGCACCAGACCAAAAGTCTGCCGTTGATGCTGCTCTTGGGCATTACAAAACAACGTATGGAGATGCGCAACCTGCCGCAGCAGTTGCTCCCGTGGAGCAGGCTGGAATGCTTCAGCAGCCCATCGAGGTGCCTGCCGCGCCGCCATCTGAAACCGCACAGATCGCAGGCGCAGCACTGCGAGGCGGCGCTACAATCGGCGCAGGCGCATTGGCAGGGGCAATAGCTGGAGCACCTTTTGGTGGTGTTGGAGCGATTCCAGGTGCCGCAGCAGGAGCAACGGCAGCGGCATTAACGGGACCAATCCTCGAAGGCATCAATCAAACTTTTGGGACAAACTACACCAAACCCGATGAGGCGATGCAGCATTTGCTGACATACCTTGGTGTCCCAAAGGCTGAAATGTCATCTGCAAAACTTGCTCAGGCCATGACTGGGGCTATTGCTGAAACGGCAGCAGGAGTCGGACTCGGTAAAGCTCTGATGGCTGCGGCAAAGCCGTTTTCTACCGGTGCTTTAGTTGGTGAGGCATTGGCTTCACAGCCCGGACAACAGATGATGGGGGCTGCCGGTGCCGCAGCAGGCACGCAGGCCGCAGAGATGGCCGGCATGGGTATTCCGGGGCAACTTCTGGCAGGACTTGGCGGTGGGATGCTTGGATCGTTTGCAGGTGCAGAACGGTCAATTGCAGGAGCAACTACACCAAAAGGGCTTCGTGAAGCAGAGCAACTTGGTATTGAGCCGCTTACTTCGCAGGCTTTTCCTCCAAAGACTCCTTTGGAAAATGCGCTGGCAAAAGCCAGAGAAATGACTCCGTATGGAACTGGGAGCTTGTTACAGAAGCAGGAGGCAAAAAGAATTACAGAGGCAAAAGATTTGCTTCAAGATTTTGGCGCCGACATACCAGGAACAGATTACTTGCCAGAGTTGGCAAAACAGTTGACCGACAGACGCAGAAGCATAGTTGATAAATTTTCTAAGATGAAAATGAATGTCATCAACAGCTTGTCTGGAGTTGGAAGACAACCAAATGTTAATCACACTGTTCAGGTTGTTGATGACGAGATTAAGCGACTCAGAAGAATTAGTGGCGCTGGATACGACAAGGCTATAGCAGAGCTTGAGTCTTTTGGGGTGGATGTAATGTATAAAGATCTAAAAGAATTAGAGGCTAGAAGAAAGTTGCTCGGATTGCAGTTTAGGGCTCCAGAACTTGCTACAGTTAAAGATGAAGGCAAGAAATCCATCGATGCAATCTATGCCGCCTTGAATGAAGACATGGGAAACTTCATCAAATCAGAAGGGACAAGAACAGATTACATAAGATGGAGGATAGGAAACAGAAATCTGTCTGAGATGGCAGATGAACTAAAAGACAATACTTTAAAGAAAATTTTAAACAGCGAAGATACAACTCCTGAAAAGGTTCGAGAACTGTTGTTTTCGCAAAACAAAAGCTCAATTCAAAGGCTGTACGACAACCTAGACTCAAATGGCAGAAATACAGCTCGAGCCGCTATTTTAAGGAAAGCCGCAGATCAAGCTGGTGGGATTGAGGAGTTAGATCCAAACAGGTTTTTGGGCAAACTCAAAAAACTTGAAGACGAGACTGGAATTTTCTTTAAAAAAGAAGAAAAGCGTCAAGTTGAAGGATTAATGCGAGCTTTATCTTTCACAAAGCGAGCTGGGGAATTTGCTGCAAATCCTCCAACCGGAACACAACTTTCTGCATTTGGAATGGGAAGTTTTTTAACAAGTATTTTCGGAGGAGTTGCAGGAGTGCTTGCTGCCACAGGTCTGGGCACAGCAGCTACAAGGATCTACGAATCTAAACCAGTTCGAGAATTGCTCTTGAAGCTTCCATCCATAAAGGCTGGATCTCCTGAAGAAGCATCTACTATGAAACGTCTTGGCGATATTTTAAAAGCTCAAGCAGCAAAAGTTCCAAATGCACCTCAACAGGAGTCCAAATAATGTCCATTCGCATCACTCCACCGTTCCCGACATTCACAACTCTCGATGGCGGCAATCTCGAGAACGGCTTCATCTACATCGGGCTCGCAAACTTCAACGCTGAGACGGCCCCTGTGCCGATCTTCTGGGACTCGGCCTGCACGATTACGGCTTCTCAACCGATCCGCACCATCAACGGTATGCCGTCACGAGAAGGCGCACCCTCGAACTTCTACACGCTAGCGACATCGTACTCGATGACCGTGCGCGACAGCGCCGGGGGACTTGTGTACTCTGCCAACGTATGAGCAAGAAACAGGTCAATCTATCTAAGCCTGCTAAAAAGAAATAGCAAATGAGCTTTTTGTCTACGCTGCTACCAACAATTGGAAATTTGATCGGAGGACCGCTCGGTGGAATGGCGCTAGACTGTGCTGCAAAAGCCTTGGGTATGAGCGACACGACCGCAGACAAGGTGCAGAAGGCTTTGACATCAGGGAACCTAACGGCGGACCAGATTGCCGCCTTGCAGGCCGCTGATCTCCAGTTGAAAACGAGGATGGCCGAGCTGGGCATTGACGCCGAGAAGATCGCCCAGGCTGATCGGGCGAGCGCCCGGACAATGCAACAAACTACTGGCAGCTGGGTTCCGGCGGCATTGGCGGTGACCTTGACGGTTTGTTATCTTGGGATCATCTGCGCACTTTTAACTGGAGATATGAAACTATGGGAGAACCCCACTTTGACGCTCTTGCTAGGTGGCCTGACTACTGGGTTTACGTCGGTACTGTCATTTTACTTTGGTGCATCACACATTCAGGCGGGCACTGACAAAAAATGAACTTCAAGGAACAAGGCATTGATATTGGGTTCGCCATAGCAGGCTTATTTGGGGCACTGCTGATGATGTCGAAGACGGCAGGTCTGAACGTGGGCAGAACAGTGTTGGCGACCGTTGGAGGCGCCGCATCGGCTAATTACGTCACGCCGCTGATCCTGCACGTCACTAAGCTCGGGGATGATCCGACATACAGCTACAGCATCGCATTTCTGCTTGGATTTGCGGGTCTAAGAGCCATCGAAACATTAACCTCAAAGGTACTTACAGATGAACCCGCTAACAGCAGCAAACGCCGTCGCTAACGGCATCGTCATCATTTCGGTAGCCGGAATGGCAATTCGAGTGTTTGGGGATTCTAATCACCAGATTCATGCACACCGCGAACTCTTTTACATTCGCAAGTTTATATCGTCTTTGGTAATTTGTGGAGCCGTGTTAAATCTTGCGACACTTTCCACTCCAAACTGGACAGAAGTCGTTTTGAATTACGGCTTTGCATCTAATTATCTGTTTTCACTTTATTACCATGACCGTACTTCCCGTTCCCCAAATTCCAAGAATGCAGGAACGCTACCTAAACAGCGTGCCCCCCGCCGGGCTGGTGGTGCTGGAAAGGCCGCACCGCGTCCTGCCCCCGGCAGGACAGGACGGAAACGGTCTTCCACCTGACACGATTATTCCTTACAGTGGAATCTACGATGAAAACGGAAGACTCCCAACGCCGGCATCGAACCTCACATTTTTATCTCATGCTTGAAAATAACATCGAGGAAATGGTGAAGGTTAACTTCGTGAATCTGGCTGCGTTTGCTGTCAGTATCAGCGACTTTTCTGAGTTGGTTAAGTTGCTCGTAATGATCGCGTCATTGGTTTACACCGTCACAAAAATTGTTCAGACTGTGCAGGAAATTAAAGCCAAGAAAAAATGAGTGACTTTGAGAAAGCTTTGAAGTTTGTGCTGGAGCACGAAACCGTCTACGCCAAGGGGCACTACGGTGATATGGACTACGCTGTGGTCGAGAATGAACCCGGTGACTCTGGTGGGAAGACCAAGTTCGGCTTAGATTCTGCAAGCCATCCAGAGCTTGATCTCGACACACTTACGCTTGAGGAAGCATCACTTGTGTACAAGCGAGAGTACTGGGAGCGAGCGCACTGCCCACAGTTGCCGTGGCCCCTTTCACAGGTGCAGTTTGATGGGGCGGTAAATACCGGCATCGGTCAGCAGATGAAGTTCTTGCAGCGGGCCGCTGGCGTTAATCCAGACGGCGCTTGGGGACCAAACACAAGCCGCGCCACAGGGAATATGATCAGTGAGATTGGCCTAAAAGCTTTGTGCATTGATGTTTGTGACAAGAAGGAAGAGTTCTACAAGAACCTAGTTTCCAAAAAGCCGAATCTAAATCGATTCCTTCGGGGCTGGCTTAACCGCCTAAACGATCTTCGCAAGGACTGCGGACTCGCGTAACCAACTCAAAATCAACATAGAAAAAGCGCACTTAAAAATAGTGCGCTTTTTTTATTGCGCTAATTTTGAGCGTACACTATCTCTACTTACGACATGACAAACCTCCAAATGGATGTTCGCGGTGTCGTTAAGAAGTTCGGTGGCCGAGCGCAGCTTTACAGGAAGTTGTGCGTGGCGAAAGTCGAGCTAAGTCATCGCACGATAGATAATTGGATTTGTGCTGGGATCATTCCCATGCATCGATTCCTTCAGTTAATGGCCCTCGCAAAAGACGAGGGGTTTACACTAAACCTCAGAGAACACACAAAAAATGAAAGACCTCACAAACCTGACGGTGCCGGAACTGGTGTCGGAGTTGGAAACGCTGCGAATGATGCAGCTAGTATACAGGCTTGATATTCAGCATGCTGAATCAGAGCTTCTAAGCCGAACATCTGCCGCGTTCAGCGCGGAGATGGCGCAACGCGAAAAAACGCATGGCTCGATCTCAAAGGAGATCGACGGCGTGAAGCTCACATATGACGTGAAACAAACTGTCACATGGGACCAAGAAAAACTAAAGTCTCTTCGGGAAGCTCTTCCCATCGAGGTTGCTGACAGGCTGATCAAGACTGAGTTCTCAGTCTCTGAAGCAGTCTTCAAGAACCAGGTTGATCCCGGCCTGATTGACGCTCTGGTGGACGCCAGAACGACTAAACTCGGGGTGCCAACAATCAAACTGAACAAGAAAGATGCTTAAATTCACAAAAGCAGATGACCGCAAGAAAGCGGCGAAAGACAAGGTGACGATGGTTATCTTCGGCCCAGCAGGGGCCGGTAAGACAACGCAGGCGCGGACGCTTGACCCAAAGAAGACGCTCTTCATCGACTTCGAGGCCGGTACTCTGGCGCTCGGGAAAGACTGGGCCAAAGACAACGTCTTTGACGTGCGAGCGGTAGCAGGCACCGTCGGGTGTCACCCTTGGGAGCTAGCCAGAGCTGCTGCTCTCTACATCGGTGGGCCGGACCCATCGGATGCCACCGGCTCGTACTCGAAGGCGATGTACGACCAAGTCTGTGGGATGTTTGGAGATCCCAAGGAGCTTGACCAGTACGACGCAGTGTTCGTTGACTCGATCACTGTAGCGGCCAGGGAGTGCTTCAAGTGGAGCCAAATCCAGCCGGAAGCCATGAGCGAGCGCACTGGTAAGCCAGACATGCGCGGAGCTTACGGTCTCTTAGGCCGGGAGATGATGCGTTGGATAACCCATCTCCAGCACTGTTCCAAAACGATCATCATGGTTGGCATTCTTGACCGGCAGGAAGATGATCTCAAACGTGTGGTTTGGGAACCGCAGATCGACGGCTCTAAAACTGGCAGGGAACTGCCGGGGGTCTTTGATGAGGTGCTCACGCTCTCAAACCTGAAGGCGGAAGACGGCACGCTCTACCGAGCGTTCGTATGCCGCGAACAAAATCCCTACGGCTTTCCTGCAAAGGATCGCTCCGGGTGCTTGGACATGGTGGAGGAACCCAACCTCGCAAAAGTCCTTGCAAAGATCCGCGCTGGAAAGCGCGTTGATAACCTCGTAACAACCATTCCCACTCAAACTGCTTAATTATGTCATTCTTTTCACCTGAATCCTCAAACACCGGCTCAACCTCATTCGACCTCATCCCTGCCGGGGTGCTCGCAAAAGTCGTCATCATCGTCAAAGAAATTAAACACTCCCAGAGTACAGGGGCAAAGTTCATTGATCTTGAGATGGTCATCGACGGCGGAAAGTTCGACCGGCGCCGTGTTTACGGTGTCATCTGCGATCCGTGGGATTCCAAGACCAGCGAGAAGGCCAAGGAAATGGCCGTGGGTGCGATCACTCGCATCATGGAGTACATCGGTGTGTTTGATCCCGCAAACCCAGAAAGCTACAACGCTTTCAACTCGGCCGGGATCGAAGAAGTCGCAATGGCGATTAACACCAAGACCGCCGGGATTGTCATTGGAATCAAGAAAGGTAGCAACGGCTACAGCGACCGGAACGAGGTCAAGGAGTGGCAGTCACCGAATCCAAAATCGAATGGCTTCAAGTCATTCACTGCGGCGCAGGCCGGCAAGGAGACGATGGCGGCTCCGGGCGAAGCGGCAGCGCCAGTGTCAGCGCCCAAGCCACAGCCAGTGGCAGCAGCAGCGCCGCCGTGGATGAAGGCTAAGTAGTCAACAGCCTTCTGCACTGGTTCAATACAAAAACGAACTAGCCAGTGTAGGGGGTTTGCGGTAAAACACAAACGGCACCAGGGGTGGTGCTCGCATCGGGAGTGCTGCGCAGGGAGATCCTGCGAGAAGGTTATTTCATTTTGTACCTTGTGAATCACTCGTTGCGTTTTCTTTTATGATTCTTCGACCAAGACAAAAAGCATTTGTAGAGAAGTGCCACACGGCGCTTGATCAGTACGGAGCAGCCCTTGGGGTTGCGCCAACCGGAGCAGGCAAGACTGTCATGCTCTCGGCAGCGGCAAGCCGATACAAGCGGACGCTCATTCTCCAGCACCGTGACGAGCTAGTCAGCCAGAACCGCAAAACGTTCACGGCTATTAATCCGCGCATGAGGAGTGATTTATTCACGGCAGAGCGTAAGAACTGGGGAGTAAACGCCACATTTGGCATGGTTCAGACGCTCGTCAAGGAGCGAAACCTTGCGACCATGCCGAATAACTTGGACCTGTTGGTAGTAGACGAAGCACATCACGTTGCTGCCGCCTCGTACCAGAAAATCATTGAAGCCTTCCGAGAGCAGAACCCAGAGGGCCACATCTTGGGCCTGACGGCAACGCCCCAGCGCAGCGACCGAAAGGCGCTCATCGGCACGTTCCCGGTGGTCGCTGACATCATTCAGCTCGCTGAACTGGTTCAGGGTGGGTTTCTAGTGCGCCCTCGGGGGATCGTCATGGATCTTGGACTCAAGTCAGAACTGGACCGAATTCCCAAGACCAGCGACTGGGACATGGACCAAGTGGCCGAGGTCATGGACAAGTCGCCGCTGAATGACCGGATCGTCAAGGAATGGAAGGCACAGGCCGGAGGACGGCGCACAGTAGTCTTCACTGCCACCGTGGCGCACGCCGAGCATCTATGCCAAGCGTTCGTTGAGGCCGGTGTGTCTGCTGTAGTAGTCCACGGTGAGATGGGTGGCGGAGACCGCGCAGCAACTCTGAAGGGTTTCGACGAGGGACGGTATCAAGTGATACTAAACGTGGCCGTCCTGACCGAGGGTTGGGATTGTCAGCCTGTGTCCTGTGTAGTCCTCGTGAGGCCATGTTCGAGCAAAAGCGTTATGCTCCAGATGGTTGGGCGTGGCCTCAGAAAGCTGGACCCAGAGCGGTATCCTGGGCAGACCAAATCTGACTGCGTCATCATGGACTTTGGCTACAGCCTAGTGACGCACGGTAACCTGGAGGCGGACGTGCGGTTAATCCAGAAGGCCAAGGACTCCGAGCACGGCGAGGCACCAGAAAAGACCTGCAAAGGGTGTGGGATCAAGCTGCCGATCAGTGTAATGATCTGTCCGATCTGCGGCTACGAGGACAAGATTTCTCGGGGAATCCTTGAGGAGTTCCGCATGACCGAGGTGGAATTGCTCGATGCGTCGCCGTTTATGTGGGAGTCGTTGTTTGACGGGCTGGTTCTGGTAGCAAACGGGATGCAGGCCTGGGCGGCGGTCATCTCTTTTGGCGGAAACTTCTGGGCCGTGGGGGCTGTCGAAGGACAGCGTGTTCAGAAGATCGACGTGTCGGATGACAAGATCCTAGCGATCTCCAGCGCAGATGATTTTCTGCGCACCAACGGCGACACAAGCTTGTGCCGGAAGACCCGGTCGTGGCTTAATCTGCCTCCGACTCAAAAGCAACTTCAGCTTCTGGGTGGTGGCGCTTCCATGTTCAACATGAACCGCTACCGAGCATCCTGCCTACTGACATGGAACTTCAACGAGAACAAAATTCGCACAAGAATTACCGCACGATGATTCCATCACCCTTAGAAGCAAAGGTTTACTGGTTGAATGCAATCGGTGTCAGCATGAAAGAAGTGGCTTCAATGCTGTCCTGCTCACGGCAGGCAGCACAGGCGGCACTCGATTCCGCCCGAAAGAAAGCAAAGAAAGTTGGGCTTTCGTATAAAATGCAGCTAAAGCCAGAGGCAGAGTTGCCGACAATAGAGAGTGGAATGAGCATCGCAATGACGCTCGCCAGAGAAGCAAATCTAATCAAATGACACAAAATGAAACAGTTGCCACAGAAGTGATACTTCTGGAGGCAGAGCGCCAGTTAGCTTCCGTTCAGGAAGCTTTTGAAATCGCACTTGAAGCCGCAAGCCAGCTTCTTGAGTTGGGAGTGCCATCCATCCGCAACCGACAGAATCTACTGGCATGGTCCCATCTTGGGCTGACCATCGAAACACTTAAAAGGGAGCTAAAATGCTAAGTATCGGATTTGATGGAGACGAGGACGACCGCTACGAGGAATGTCCGGTCTGCGAGAAGTGCAAAAATGAAATGAGCCTTGATTTGTGGGATGAGTGGTTCTGCGAGGTGTGCTCTAAGCCGGAGGATGAAGAATGACAACTGAAACACTTATAGCAAACCTTAAAGAATTGCACCCGGTAGGGCCGCTTACAAATTCTTTAGTCACATTAGCGGCTTTGAGGCTGGAGGAGTTGCAGCGGGACTTAGTTAGGCTGCGTCGTACTACAACCCGCCCAGAGCCCTCGCGGCTGGAGATTGCGGCGATGTTAATAGCTGGGTCGTATGCGTGTCAGGATATCAATCCGCTGGAAGCAAACATCGCGCTTAAACAGGCAGACAAACTCATCGCAGCAGCAAAGGAGGCAGAATGACCGTAATGCCTGCTAACGCAACAGGGTGGTTTTGGCATTATCTTGCGCGAGAAACTGGCAAAATCGGCCATTTGTTTTCGCCCGACGCCCAGCGTGGCCCGTGGCCGTGGATGCCTTATGCCTTGGACAACGGCGCATTCGCAGCGTGGGACATGGCCGCCAATGTTTGGGATGAATCAAAATGGGATGTTAATGCATGGCGGCGCATGATCTTTTGGGCGCAGGCTCAACAGCAGCAACCGCTCTGGGCCATCGTTCCAGATTGGATCGGAGACGGTGATAAGACCATTGAGCGGTGGCAGCAATTCAAAGATGAAATTCCGTTTCCGAAAGCCTTAGCAGTGCAAGATGGAATGACGGTGGAGGCAGCTCGGGCGTTAAATCCTGACGTGATTGCGATTGGCGGCACAACCGACTGGAAGTGGGCGACGGTCGAAATGTGGGCAAAAGAGTTTCCGCGAGTCCATGTCCTTAGAGTCAACAGTCCTTCAAATTTAGATTACCTTGAGTCTTTGGGGATTGAAAGCTGTGACGGTACAGGGTGGAATCGCGGAAACAAAAATCAAACCATGGGACTGGAACTTTGGGCAAGAGAAAACCCACAACCAAGGGCTGACTTGCTGACGCCTTTTACTTGTCGGCAACAACGCGACAAGGAGCAAATGACTTTTGCATGAGTCCACATGAATTACATTTACACTGGAAAAACAAACAAATGACCGACAAACAGATCAACGCGGCGATTGAAACAGTGCTGCACCAAAATGAGCATTGGATGATCTCAAGAGACTACTGCACCGACCTCAATGCAATACATGAGGCGGAGCAGACGCTGAAAGGAATGGCGCTTTATGAGCATATCGATCAATTATTTGACTTATGCTATGAACCAACTATTGCCACAGCACGCCAACGCGCAGAGGCGTTTCTGAGGACGCTGGGGAAGTGGGAGGAGGCAGAATGACAAACAAACAAATTAACGCGGCGATCGCTGAGGTGTGTGGGTGGACTGGCATTTTTGAGCATCCAGAGTTTGGATTGATGGGAGTCGCCCCGGAGACGCATGGCTGCCGGACTGCGGTTGAGGAGTACGCCCACTGCCTCAATGCGATGCATGAGGCGGAGAAGTTGCTGAATTCTGATGACATTTTTGAAGCGTACTACTTGGCGCTTTATGAAACGACCCAGTCAACACGCTGGCCAGTGTGTGCAACTGCCCGCGAACGCGCAGAGGCGTTTCTGCGCACGCTGGGCAAATGGGAGGAGGTGCAGGGGTGAGTGCAAAGAACATGTTTGAACCACCAAAGCAGCGTCACAATGAGGAAATCGAGGCCGCTATCTCCAATGCACTCACCATCACCAGAAGCAGAGAAGACCGGCGCACCTACCTTGGGGCGTCGAGATGGGGGCATCACTGTGAGCGCGCACTCGGATACGAGTTCCATGCCACTCCCAGAGACGACATGTCCAAGCCCCAGTTCAGTGCTAACTTGTACCGCGTATTCGACATGGGACACGACGGCGAGAGTCGCATGTCCGAGTATATGCGAATGGCGGGGTTTGAGTTGCAGACGGAAAAGCCAGGAGGCGGTCAGATAGGGTTCTCGGTCTGCGGAGGAAAGCTTGGTGGGCACTGCGACGGCATCGTCCACGGTGGCCCCGGTATTAGCAAGGCGCCGCTTGTCTGGGAGAATAAGGCGCTCAACAACAAATCGTGGAGTGATACCAAGGACAAGGGTGTCGCCAAAAGCAAGCCGCTGTACTACGCGCAGATGCAGACCTACATTGCATATCTCGATTTGCAAGGTTTCCTGTTTACGGCCATGAACCGAGACACTGGGGAGGTCTACGTTGAGTTGGGTGAGCCAGATATGAGGTTGGCTCAGGAGGTCAGCGACAAGGCGCTGCGCATCATCCAGAGTGAGCACCCAGAGCAGTTGCCGAGGGCGGCGAGTGTAGAAACAGACTGGCAGTGCCGGTTCTGTGACTTCCAGAAGCAGTGTTGGGGGCGGAAAGAAACGCCAGTCGAGCAGCGTCAGTACTTTAACTACAAAAAATGATGACAGAGAAAAATGAAAGCCTGGTCCACTTTGATGAGGCCCAGGTCAGGGAACACTTGTCTTTTATCTTCGGGGCTGTCGACTTTCAGCCCGGAGCATATATTTGTCTCCGAGGGATCGGAGAGAAGGGAACAGCGCAGGAAGGCACGTTCAGGGAAGAGTTTTTCTTTGAGCCGGCAGTGGAACAGAACTGGATGAATTCAGCCGTAGAGCACTGCCAACGCTGGGGACAGCATGCCGTGGCCTCGTTCATTGTGCCGTGCGTATTGAAAGCACCCAAGGCAACGTCTTTAAATGTCAGCCAGTTTACCACAGTTGTTGCGGACTTTGATTCTGGTAACACAGATGAGCGGATCGCTTGGGTGGCGGAACACATTGGAATGCCGGATTTGGTGGTCGAGTCTGGTGGAACTACCGAGGCCGGAACGCCAAAGCGGCATGCCTGGTGGAAGATTGAACCCACTGCTGATATTGAGGGCGTCATCAATCTGCGCCACGCAATTGCCGAGAAGTCCGGTGGGGATTTGATGCTGGGGCGGGGTGTGAAGGCCAATCCATTTGGCCGTTCTCACCAGCCAGTAAGAATCGCCGGCACAGTACACGGCAAGGGCGGTACGGCGAAGCCGTGCCGGTTTGAGTGGAGTGGGGAGATAACTGGAGACTGTCTGCACACTGACTTTGCCGACAAGGTTAAGGAGGTTCAGCCAGCTCCGTGGGCAACGAGGACAGTGATGTCCCTTGGGGACGGGAATAACGTGATTCGGGGACTCTTTGGGGAGGATAGCACGAACTCAGGGGAGGACTTTGAGCCGGTGGAACTGAATAGGGATGTTCATGCCGGCGGGGACACAGTCACTCGCTTCGGAGAGTTTAACCGGGTTGCCGGGCACTACATCCACTGTGTGCGGCGCGGGGACATGGACAAGGCAGAAGCCTTTGAGGCATTGAGTGGGTGGGTGAGCGCCCACATGAAACCAGCATGGCCTGAGGCGCGAGTGAGGACAGAGTGGGAGGCCCTGTGCCGTCAGGACGTGTCCTCGAAGGGTGCTTTTACAGAGGAAAAATCGGGGACACACTCGGGGACAGGGGCGCTGCCAGTGGGGGAGAACGGTTTGCTAGCGTGGAGTGCCCACCGGTGGATCACCGACCCAGTTCCGGTACACGAGGAACTGGTAGAGGGTTTGGTGCTCAAGGGTGAGCCGCATCTGTTTGTGGGTGAGGGTGGATCGGGAAAGACGTTTCTTGTGGCAGATCTGGCGCTGAAGGTGGCGGCCTGGAACGAGGCCAAGGACTATTTCTGGTGCGGTCAGAAGGTCCGCGCCGGTGGGACCGCTGTGTTGATTCTGTGTGAGGATAGCCAGACCGAGATGCATATCCGGATCAAGCAACTCGATCAGGGGGGACTGATCAATCAGGCCGGTGACCGATTGATAGTACTACCAATGACCAACATTGGGGGTGCGTTTCCGCTGACCCAGCGGAACTCGAAGACCGGTGAATCGGTTACATCAGACCGCTGGCGGTCCATGCTGGATCTGATGAAGGCGCTCCCGGAGCCGCCGGTTCTGGTGGCGATTGATACGCTTAACAGTGTGTCGCACGGGGACGAGAACTCGAATGTCGTCATCGCCGAGATGATGCGGGAGGCCCACCGCGTTTGCGGGGAGATGGGAGCGGCTTTGCTGATTAACCACCACATCCGCAAGTCAAACGAGCCTTTAAGATCTCTGGAAGAATTACGCAGTGCGATCCGTGGAGCGTCAGCGATTCCCTCGTATTTCCGCATCAACTTTGGGATGTTTCATGCAAGCGATTACGAGCGGCGCATGAAAGCGATGAGCATGACTCCAAAACGGGGCGCAATGTGGAAGTTCGGAGTCGTAAAAGCGAACATTCATGGGCTCTTGCAGGGCGAGCGTACTCTGTTGCGTAATGGGATCGGCCTCTTGGAGGACATTACCGTTAACGACTCGTATGCCGCTGTGAACGTGTCTGAGCGTGTGGCTTGGATGGTTTACGCCATTCAGCAGGCGGCCTCGGCGCTGCATCCGTACGCTGTGGGTGGGAAGAATGCCGCCAACGGTCTCTATAAGCGCAGGAATGAGCTGCCACAGATCTTAAGGGGAGTAGGCTGGCGGGAGTTCGGGAACCTGGTTGAGGAAGCATTGGTCAAGGGACTGCTAGTGCCGTGTGCGGTGCGCGGATCAAAATCGAAGACGTATTTGGATGTACCGGGTGGGGTGTTGTCCCAGGACGAAGCAGGTGTAACGATAGCCTCTGGGTCGTATAACACGGCCCCAGAATGGGAGGATTTTTACTTCGATGCGGACTCCGGCGAGGTAGTTTTGGCCGCTAAAAGCAACGCTTGGAACGCGCAGTTTCAACGTACTGTGCCGCCCATGGGTGGCCCAAAGAGAAAAAGTGAGGATTTGGACCCATAGGCCAAGAAAGGGACACGAGGACACGCCGCGTCAACAGAGTAAGCGTAATGTGCGTGTCCTCAGGGGACATGGAAAAGGACACGCAAAAGTGCGTAGAAAATGCGCGTGTCCTCAAATGCGTTTTTTGGGGGGTCTCGGGGACGGGCTTAAGTTGTTGAAAATTCAAACTTTACGCGATTTGAGGACACGGGGACTATATATAGGGAATAGGGATAAGTCCCCTAGTTCCCGTATCCTCATATATTCGGATACCCTTAACCGCTAACGCTAGGGTATCCGTATGAGGACCGTGAACGCTTCGCTTCCTTGCTATATTTTGCGACGGTGCTCAAAGTTTACAAAAAACAGCGTATACGCAGAAAAGAAGTACAATGAAAAAACAGATCACATTGAGCGAGGAGTGTAGCGACGGCACCGGTGAGTTGCTCGTTCGGCTGAGTGTGCGGGGAGAGCCCAAGAGCCAGCCGCGTCCGCGCTTTGTAAAAGGCCGTGTAATCTCAAATACCAGCCCAGCAGTGTCGTCATGGCAGTCGGCAGTGCAGAGGGCCGCTAGTGAGGCTTTGTGTGCGATTGAGCGGGGGTTGCTGGACAAGGCGACAGCCTTGAGAGTGGATGTGACGTTCTTCTTCCCGACGAAGAAGCCTGACCGCTGGGGCAAACCGCACACCCAGAAGCCTGACCGGGACAACTGCGACAAGCTGATCTTGGACGAATGCACCAAGGTTGGACTCTTCGGTGGGGACGACTGCCGGGTATCCGCCGGCATGATCAGGAAGTACTGGTGCCGTGTTGGTGGTGAGGGAGCCGTCGTAGAGGTGTCGATAGACGCCTCAGGAGCCCCGTGGGAGGGTATGGACTCGACTTCGAGCATGACCACAGCCGACGAGGCTCCCGATTGGCTAGGATAGGCTTGCCCGCAGGGCCTTCTGTTTAACGTGCCACTCCCGGCACTTTCGAATGTTCCGAGCACGCGCAGCGCCCACCGCTGGGTTGGCCTTGGCCCAGGCTGCTTTCTTGAGCTTCTGAGTTGTGGTGAGCGGCTTGTTGGCTTTGCGGCGCTTGCCGCTAGCGGTCGAGACCGTCTTGCTCCAAGAGCAAGAAAAGTCTTTACCGTACCGGCGCTTCTCCCAGGCACGCAGTGCCACCATCATCGAGTAGGACAGCGTCCCAGCGAAGCCGCCCTCGGCTTGGGAGGGGTAAAGGTCTTGGAGCCCTTGTTTGGGCTGGGCTATCAGGCGCATGGTTAGGGAGCTAGGATTTAACCAAGGTGAACGCGACAGCGGTAACGAACAGCCCTGTCAGCATTGAGAGCGCAGCGATCACCACTGACTCGACCGGCAGGTCAGCGCAGAGCGCGAGAGCGATCCCGTCTATCACCGAGAGCGCAAGCCCGGCCAGAAAAAGCCACAGGGCTTTGCTCCGGCGCACACGACGCGAAGCGGAATAGGTAATCGGAAGTGGAATCCGCATGGTCTGGGAGCCGACGTCGTGTTGCGCCGGACGGGAGGAGTAGTGTGAGGTGCTCATATTGGGGTGGGTTACTTGGTTGCGTCAAAAGCGGCAGCGAGGAGCGGATTGGTTCTGCGGACTTCGCGGGCAACGGCGGTCAGCACAGCAAGCCGGACTTCACTGAGATAGCGGTCCAGTTGCTTCGGTGCCATATACGGCGTCAGATCATCTAGCTCGTCCCAGAACTCTGGGTTCTCAAGCAGAGCGGTTTCCTCGATATTGGCCCAGGCTTCAGCGTTAGCGGCAATCTCTTCTTTAGAGTGCTTCAGCTCGTTCTTCTTGGCTGCGATCAGTTGGCTGACTTGTTCTTCTGTTAGTTTCATTTGTTTTGCTTGGTTTTTGTTTGTTACTGCTTTGTTTGGGCCCCACTTTTCCCAAGTGAAATCACTTTTGAGAAATGGTTTTACCAATTTCCAGTTTCTAGGAATCGGCATTGGTGGCGTTCGGCTTTAGCGAAATCTGTCGCCGCAGGCAAGTACCGCCGGAGGCTTTCCAATCTGGGCCCCATTTTTTCCGAGTAAATTGACTTTTGAGAAATGAAATGGGCGATTTTGGTTTTGGGGAATTGGGCTTCGGAAATAGGGCGTTTTTGGTGCTTTCCCAGTGTCGGCTTGAGTGTCTTTGGGTGCTTCTGGCTTGCTTGGAAGGTGTGTTTCTGAGGCTTCAGGGTGGCTTTGCGCTAGTGTCTGAGAACCAGAACGGTAGGAAGTGGCTGAATGCGGGGTGAGGGATCATTAGGGGGCTTTCTGTGCGCTTGTCAGGGGTGGGCTTTGGGGACGCTTTGGGGACGAAATGGGGACGGAATGCGCTAGCATTAGGGCAAAAAAAGGGGAGCTCCCTTGTGAGGAGCTCCCTTATTCGGAGTGGCGTTGAGATGTCTTAGGCTTTCGGACGGCCCCAAAAGTCTCTGTCCATTTGATCGGATCGGATCAGCTTAAGGCTGTTTCGGCGCGCCCATAGGCGCGCTTCCTTCGCGCTTGCAAAGGTGTGGACACCTAAGGCTCGCACTACCCAAGCGGAACCGGAACGGTAAAGGCGCGCGCTCATTCTGAGGCCTCCGTGACGACTTCGTCGCGCCAGAAAAGCGCAGTCTCAATTTCGGTGCATGCGGCATCCCAGCTGGGAGCATAACCGTATTCAAATGGGGTCGCCCACCCGTATTCGTTTTCTTGGGTTTGCCAGATTCGAACCAGGACGTGATGATCCGGGTGATTCCATTCAGTGAGTGTTCCTGGAATCATTAGCGTTTGTTGAGGTTGCGGAGCTCGGCGCGGAAGGTGCGCGCGAAAAGAAGGACGGTCCCGAGTAGGGGACCGAAGATGACGGCAAAGGAGATGAGAATGTTTTTCATTTTTTACAGAATAGACGAAATGAGTTTGCTGGGTACGGGTTTACCTGTCTCGACATAGCGCAAATGCGCTTTGTACTTGTGGCCCTTTTTGGTTTGGAGACTGCGTCCCCACCCACAGAAGGTGGCGACAACGCGGTCACCGTTAAGCTCGCCCTCAATGCCTTGCCAGCCGAAGATGGCTTTTCTAACGGCAGAGTGGACGTAAGTTTGCCCGAATTTGCGGGTGGCGACAACGTAAGGGATTAAAGTTTGGATGTTCATTTTATGGTGCAGGTTGTACGGGGGGAACTAGTTGAGGGAAAGGTTAAGAACGGCTTTTTCGGTCTGGTACCCGTGTGCCTTGATCCAAACGGAAGGAAGTGAACGTGAGCGTGTTGCGCTTCTTTTTGTGCCGTCACAAAGACCGCAATCTATGCATTGCAGCCCTTTCGTATCGGAAAGGCATTCGATTCCAAGCGCTTTATCCGTTGGCACTTCCGAGACAACCGTAAAGGTGCGCAAGCCAAGGTTTTGAGCGTACGACACGTTATGGGGCTCGCAGGAAGCCATGAAGTATTTCCCATAAGCTTTCGCTAGTGAGACCGGCATGATATTCCAATCGTGGAAATAGCCTGTGTGCGAGACGCTTAGGCTGGCAATGTTCTCAATCATTTCAAGGGGTAGGATGGACGGATTTCCGTAGGCGCCAAAGCGCACGGCCTCGCCTAAAAAGAAGCTATCCCATTCGGCGGAGCCGATTTGCAGATGGGAGTAGCTTCCTGCTTTGTACGCTCTCCAGAGAGCCATCAACGGCAAGGGAGAGACGTAACATCCTTTATTTGAAGCATAAGGGCAACCAGCGCACTGGAGAGTAGAATCATGGCCCGTGCGGCGGCTCTCTACGGGGTGGACGTTGCGGCTCATGATCCAGATCTGAAGCATCGGGCCGGTTTTTGCGTTATTGCTTGCGGGAGTGGCGATTGCTACCGTGTCGGCGGTTTCGTGAATGATGTACATTTTTGGTTGTGGTTAACTGACTGCGCACAATCTAAGTAAAGCACAGAGTATGGTCGAGATAATTCGTACGCTTTTTTTGCGTACAGTGTGGAGGGAGTTGGATGCGTGGTATTTACGCAATGTATTTTCTTTTCGACGAAAAGCTAAAAAAGGCGGAAGGTAGCTTTATGTTGCCAGCAGCACTAAAAGAGCACGCGTTTAAACCAGGTGAGAGAGTCGTGGGGCGAAGCAAAGGCACGCCTAATGCGTTGACGGTATCGGTCCGCGAAGCGGTAGAACGCGCATTTGAAAAGCTGGGTGGCGCGAGCTACCTGGAACACGTAGGCCGTACAGATCCTAGGACGTTTTGCGCATTGTTATCCAAACTCCTGCCGACCAAGCTGGCCAACGCGGACGGCAGTCCGCTACTCGCGGCGCTAACTGAGTTGACGGACGCTCAACTCGAGGCTAGGACGGCGCGCGCGCTAGCGGATGCGTCCAGGGCCGGGTTGATGGCATCGCCGGGCCCGGTGATTGAGGTCTCGGCAGAGGCTGTGCAAGCGCCGGTTGATCCGGTTTAACAATACTTTGACGATACTTTTGGGATGATCAGAGGCTGTCTACTCTGTATGACCACCTGATTAGCAATCAGGTAATCACTCGCCGTGTAGTGGTCGGCGGGGCGATCACCCCAGGCCGCGCCGCTAAAAGAAATGAAGTCGAGGTCCCTCCACAGTCGCGCCGGGGGTGCCCCACACCCTGAGGCCCCTACTCACCCCAAGGGGGTACCCCCTCTCTTTTTTCTGGACGGACCCCCGCTTGGGGGGA